GGTAGCTTTGACGTAAACACATTACGCTTGGTGGAAGTAATTAAAGGTGTTGGCTGTATAGCAAGAGATAGTATACAGAACACAGGTACTGACGTAGCTTTCTTATCGGCTACTGGCTTACGTTCTTTAGGCCGTACAATCCAAGAGAAGTCTGCACCTATGAATGACCTGACTAAGAATGTCAGAGATACGTTCATGGACATTGTAAACCGAGAGGCTAGTCTTGACTTAGTTAAGTCTTGCTACTTCCCAGATGAAGCTATCTATGTAATTAGTTTACCTGAAGCTAAGACACAGTTTGTCTTTGATACAAGGACTACATTGGAAGATGCTTCCTTACGTTGCACTACTTGGAATAACTTAGACCATACGGACTACGTTTACGATGCAACTAACAAGGCTATGTACTTAACACAAGTTGATGGTATAGCTGAATACAGAAGTTATCAAGATAATGGCTCTGGTTATCCTATGTCGTACTTTACTAACCATTTTGATTTAGGTGCAGCTAACGTAAATAAAATGTTAAAGAAGGCAGCTATTACTGCTATCGGTAGTAGTGGTCAAGACTTTTCGTTAAAAGTAGGATACGACTACAATACATCATACTTTAGTACACCATTTACGTTGAAGGAATTAAACGTAGCAGAGTACGGCGTAGCAGAGTACGGAGCTAATGCTGCTGTTATTGCTGAGTATAACTTAGGTGTGTCACTAGACAGGTTAGCAGCTTCAGTGTCTGGCTCTGGTGACATAGTACAGATTGGTATTGAAACACACATAGATGGCGCACCACTAAGCGTCCAAAAACTAGACGTTTACGCTAAACAAGGTAGGATTATCTAATGAGTAATTATTCTAAAACCACAGACTTTGCAGCTAAAGATGCACTGACTACTGGTAACGCTAACAAGATTGTCAAAGGTACAGAGATTGACGATGAGTTTGATTCGATACAAACTGCTGTAAATAGTAAAGCAGATAAGAATAACGCTGCACTTACAGGCACACCAACTGCACCTACAGCTAGTTTTGGTACGGACAGTACACAAATATCTACCACTGCTTTCGTACAAGCTGCTATGGCTGCTGTGTATCCAGTAGGCTCTATCTACAGTAACGCAGCAGTAGCTACTAACCCAGCTACCTTACTAGGCTTTGGTACATGGGCAGCCTACGCTGCTGGTCGTGTACTAGTAGGTTTAGATAGTGGTAACGCTAACTTTGATACAGTGGAAGAAACTGGTGGTACTGCTGACCAAGCTAATTTAGCTCACACTCATAGCTTTAGTGCTACTACAGGAGCAGAAGGAGCACATACGCACTTTACACATGACACAAATGGTAATAGTGCTACTTCATTGTCTGCAACTAATATCCCAGCTAGAGGATACGACCCAGGCTCGCGTTCTGCTACTCAAAATACAGGTGTAGACGGAGGAAGCGCAACTATCGGTTTAACAAGTACAGCACCTACCCATACTCACAGTGTGTCTGGTACTACAGGTAGTCAAGGTACTGGTGATGGTACTGACGCTAACCTACAGCCATACATTACGGTATACATGTGGAAACGCACAGCGTAGATGAAGAAACCAGTAATCGTAGAGCCTGACTACACTCTCTACCTTGATGAGTTTGAAGGCTTACAATTTATCCACTGCGATGTACGCAAATGGAATAAGGCTACAAAGAAAAGATTACACGAAGCATTAGAATTATTACATAACATTTACAAACAAGAGTCGTTTTACGCGGCACATGATATTGACGATAACAAACACAGGAAATTCTTAGAGATGTACGGATTTAAATACTTTAGCACAGAGCATTGCCTAGATGGTTTGTTACGTCAGGTATGGATTAAGGAGATGAACAATGGGTAGCGTAACCAAAAGTATTTTTGGAAGTAAACCTAAAGCAGGTAAGCCGTTAGGTGGCGCACAGTTTCAACCATTTGGCTATACAAGTTTAACTGGCACAGCTACTGGTACTCGTGATGGTGATGAGTTTACATTTGCTCAAGAGCTTTCACCAGAACTACAAGCATTATATGGAGCTGGCTTAGAGCAATCACAACCATTCTTATCGCAATATTTACAGCAAGCACAAGCACCTGTAGCTGGCTTTGAGTTTGGAGCTGACCCTAGAGCGCGTGAAGCTGAGATTTTCCAACAACAACAGGCACTACTACAACCTGCATTGTTACAACAACAACAGCAGTTACAGTCAAACTTATTCGGCTCAGGTCGATTAGGTTTACAACTAGCTGGCGGAGCAGCAGGTGCAGGAGCAGGGGCAGGTATGGTTAATCCTGACGCATACGGATTAGGTTTAGCACAGTCAAGAGCTATTGCCGAGTTAGCACCACAAGCACGACAAATGGCACAACAGGAGCAAGCACAGGCGTTTAGTCAGGCTGAAGCAGAATACAGACTAAACCAAGCTGCACAACAACAACAACTACAAAACTTACTTGGTGGTTATCAAGGTGCGTTCGGTACAGTTGGCAGTGTACGTGACTTAGAGAAGGGTCTTATCGGCCAAGCTGCTGGTCTTGAAGAAGCACGAGCTAGAGCAATGGCTGGTTCTGCTGCTGCTGGACAAGCATTAGCACCTACTGGTGGTTCTGGTGGTTTGTTTGGTGCTGCCCTTGGTGGTATTGGTATGGCTGTAGGTGGCCCTGCTGGAGCTGCTGCTGGTAATTGGTTGTCTGGACAGTTTGGCGGTGGCGCCCCTTTGTCCCCTATAAACTATGGCCAAAGTGTAACTCCTAACTTTAGTGGTTCCTATGCTGGCGGTACAACAATTGGTAATAACTTTTTTGCAAGGTAGATTATAATGGCTGGTATGATTAAAAGTATCTTTGGATTAACTACCGAAGACGTACGTGAGCAACAACTAAAACAACAACAGGCGGCAGCACAGCAGTTTGCTAAACAGACTGGTGCTAATATGGGTGTTGCATCTTTTGGAACTGCGTTGGGTGCAGGGCTTGGTCGTGGCTTAATGAGTCGTCTTGGCTTTGAAGACCCAGCAATGGCTAAGGCACAGGAAGCGGAAGCAAGACAGACAGCATTAAATGAACAGCTTGCCGCATTAGACCCCAATGACCCACGCCGTCAGTACTTATTAGCGGAAGCATTAAGTTCTATGGGTGACACACAAGCCTCATTAGCTGCGTATGCTTCTGGCCGTCAGATGGAACAGTACCAGTCGCAGCTAGCAGAGCAAGACCGTATGTTTAATTTGCGTCAAAGTGAAGCAGAAGCAGTATCGCAACGAGCTAAAGATACCATATTCGCTAAACTTCTTGAGCTTAACTCACCAGAGGAAGCGCGTAGAATAATGAGTGAAATATATGGTGGAAGCTATACGCCCGCGAAAACCACAGATACCTCAGACCCATCTAAACTAGGGGATAATAAAACTACTTCAGATAAAAAATTAGAACAAACTACAACAAAAAAACCAAAGGTAAAACAACTTACTCAAGAAGAAATTTTAAAACAATATCAAGAATCTCCTATAGGAACAATGTTTGGCACTGGCGAACAGAGAAGCATTAAAACAGAAAGTGGGCCAAGGCTTGTATCTGAATTTACAGGTGATGAATTGTTAAAAATTAGAGAAGATGCAGCAAGAAATACAATCCCTAGTATAATTGAATCTATGAAAGCATTTGATAATTTAACTAACGAACAAAAAAATGCGCTTTACGAAGCATCACGAAAGCGTTAAAAATTATAGGAGATTTCTGTGTCAATGACAGAAGAAGAATTATCAAAAATACTATTTGAACAGCAGTCGCAACTACTTTCTCCTGATTTACCTGAAGAACAAATAACGTCAGAAGAAGAAGGAACAGCTAATGGTCAGACTGCATGGGAAACTACACAAGAACTAGGGGCTGAGATTGCATTAAGTGCTGCTGGTCAAGCTGCTGCTTTAGCCTCTGGCCCGCTTTATATACCCGTAGCTTTTGGTACTGGTTATGCTGCTAGTGTTACGGCACAGGGTATGTACGGTGACGATGATGTCTCTCAGGGTAGAGCCATTGTAAATGGTTTTGTTAATCTTATCTTCGGTAGTCAATGGATGAAGGGATTGGCTAGTGGCGGTAAGGTTACTTCAGAGCTAGTTAAACAAGCTGCTAAAGAAGAAGGTAAACGTGGTGCTGCTATTGGTATTGGTGAAGCCAGTGCCGTTGCTCTTATTGATGAAGGACGTCTACCAACTTCAGAAGAACTACTAACCTATGGTGTTGGTGGTGCTGCTTTTGGTGGTGCATTAGGTGCTGCAAGCCCTAAAATAGCTCAATCGTTTAAAAAGTTATTAGGTAAAAATGCCGATGAAATTGATGAGGACATAGCTTCAGGTAAAATTACTGAGCAAGAAGCAGTGGACTTTGTTGGGCCAACACAACCAAAACCCACAGTACGCAGAGTTGTTAGTGAGACAATCAGTGCAGCCGATAGTAAGAGAGCAGAAAAAACTCTCCTGCAAACATTAGAAGGTGATGAGCCTACTATGTTACAAAGACTTGTGGCAAAAATAGTACCATCTAAAGTTACTGGTAGGGCAGTACAAGATGAAACCTTTATAGCCAGAAGTAAAATTAATGGTGCTATTGAGTTAGGTAGCCGTATAGAGCGTAGTGTTACTGCTGCTGTTGCCAGAGACTCTAAGCTAGAGCCATTGGTAAATAAGTTTCTTGAAACAGGAATTATAGATAAGCAAATTAAAGGCACTAAACTAGCAGGTGATTTACAAAGGTTTGATGAGGTTAGGTTTGATTTACAAGACAAACTAGTAAAACAATTAGAGGGTGTAGACTTTACAGCACGTAACTTTAAGGATAGTCAAAAGTTACTAACTGCAATTAAAGATAGTATGCGTGATAAAAATTACGTTACTAGAGAGTACCGCGCATTTACGGACAGTAAGTTTAAGTTTGATTTAAACAAACGTGATGCTGTTGTTAATGAGATTGCAAATGACATACAGTTTAGAAAGCCAAAATTAGATGCTACACAAGCTAAAGAACAAGCGGAACAACATCTACAAAAACTACAAGACCACAGTGCAGCAGCTAGGAAAATTAATCCGCAAACATATATACCAGCCACAACTGATGGTATCTTACGGTTTAGGCATGACGTTGGCCCACTGGAACGTGCTTTCTTAGGAGAGATTACTGATGCTGGTGAGCGTATGCGTGGCACTCTTACTGGCCTAGCAAAGACTGTATACAGAAATGAGTCTGACGCTAATGTAGCTAACGCTTTGCAACGACTTGGTTTAGCTGTGCGTGAGGGGCAAGTGCCTAACAAAAATGCCTTTGTTAAATTAGACCTAAAAGGTGAAATGAATAATGACTTGTATGTGCCTAGAAATGTACAGGCAGCGTTAGGTCAAACTTACTTAGCAAGAATGGACGAGCTATCCAATGACGTTGTAAAGGGCGCAATTACAGATGCTTACAGTACGGCAGTAGGTTTATCTAAAGCTGCTAAGGTTCTATTTAACCCACCTTCGTACGCTGTTAATGCCTACGGTGGTTTAATTACTATGATTGGTAGTGGTATTAACCCATTTACTAGTGGTTATGGTAAGGGTATGAAGTATGCCTTAGCCGAGTTTGGTAACATAGAAGACTTACTTAGTAAAGGTGGAGCTGGTGCGCGTAAGGCATTACTAGCCGATATGCAGGATATGACTAAGTACGGGTTATCTAAGGCTAACATTCTTGAGTCAGATATCCGTGACGCTTTTAATCAGGGTGGTATTGGCCAAGCAATAGGCAAGAAGTTAAATCCTGTAGGTAAGGCGTACGCTGTAACTGATACTGCTGCTCGTTACGCAGTATGGACAGGCAACCAACGCGCTTTAAGTAAGATATTTCCTGACTTAAAAGGAGAAGATTTAAAACTAGCAGCAGCTAAACTTACTAATGACACCTTTCAGAATTACGATAAGCTAAGTCCTATCATAAGGCAGCTTTCACGTATGGGTGTAATGCCACAGTTTGTTTCGTTTACTGCTGAGTTTATGCGTAACATATACAATCAAACAAGATACGCTAAACAAATGATTGCTGGTAATTTTGGTCAAGAGTTAGGTATAGCTTCATCAAAAGCTAACACTGCTGCTATGCGTAAAGAAGGTGCAAAAAGATTATCAGCACTGGTTTCCGTTGTTGCTGCTACTGAAGCACTACGCCGTGGTATGAATACTGAAAATGGTATTACTTCACCAGAACAAGAACAAGCATTACGAGAAACAGCACTGCCTGAGTATGACAAAGATAAGTCTATCATGTTTACGGAAATCTCTGAAGACGGAAAGACTGGAAAGTACATTAATATGTCATACTTATCACCACATGCCATGATTGCTGAAGCTATCAATGCCGCTGCAACAGACCAGCCACTAGACTCCTTAGCGGATATGTTAGTGCAAAACTTTGTTGGTGAAGGTAACTTCGTAATATCATCTGTCTATGATGCAGTAGAAAACATGGACGAAAATGGCGACCCCGTTACTGTAAAAACAGATAGGCTCGATAGACTTAAAGACCAATTAAAATTTATTGTAACCGATACGTTTAAGACTGGCGCACAAAGAGAGATTGAAAAAGTATTAGAGACTATCAACACAAAAGATGATGAAGACCCTAGATATAGCTTTAAGGATATAGCTAAGAGGCAGTTGGGTTATCGTATAAATAATTTTGACGTTGCTCGGTCTGCTCGTTTTAAAATGAGGAGCCATAAAGAATCAGCTAATCTAGCTGCTCAAGCATACAACAGAGCTAGAGACTACGACAACCTATCTCCACAAGCACTAGAAGCGGTATACCAAGAAGCTAATAAAGTTAGGAAGGATAACCTAGACCTAGCTGCAAAGAATGATAGGGACTTACAACAGCTAAACTTTACTGAAGAAGAACGTATTAAGGTAATGAAGGAGGCTGGCATATCCTCTAAGGATACTGTTGCAATACTTGAGGGTTCTTACAACGCAATACCTAGGCAGAAGACTTTATCAACTGCTGAGATATTAGAGGAAGCAGAATTTAAAGACCTAAGTATTAAGGATACCTATGCTAGAATACGGGCAATTACTAAGGATAATATCCCACTTAGAAAAAGGTTATTAACTGAGTATAGACGTAAACTTGTAAACGAACGTAGGGGTGTTAGTAGTAAAGACGACTTGATTAAGAATATGTCTACTGCTGAAAGGGCTGACTATATACAGGCCAACCCTAGCAGATTACAAGAGTTCAGACGTAAAGGTATTGTTACCAAGTCTGTTGTTATTGAACTAAGACGTAGAGGATTTGAATTCTAACCTTCACATGCGATACATTCACCACTGCTGCCACGTACACCTGCCTCGCTTCTTAGATAGTACAATGATTTTATGTATTTATCTTTGAATGCGAGCTTGTGTATACGGCTAATCTCTGCTTCAGGTACATCACTAGGAAAGAATAAGTTTAGTGACTGTGCCTGACAGATATACTTCTGCCTAGCACTGGCTAGACGTACCAACACTTCTTGGTTAATCTCAAAGCTAGTCTTGAACACAGCCTTCTCCTCATCAGTTAGCCAATCGACTAATTGTACTGAACCATTGTCCTTGATAATCTGATTGATTGTCTCGTCGCTGTATACGTCCTTAGACTTCATCAGGTCAACTAAGACAGGGTTAATGCGGTTAATCTCTCCTGCTGGACTACCTTGTACGAATACATTCTTATACACTGGCTCAATGCCTTGTGATACAGAACCACATACCAATGCACTAGAGCTGTTAGGAGCGATAGCTAGTAGGTGAGTGTTACGTACACCATGACCCTTACACCACTTAGGCTCACCCTTAGCCTTAGCTAACCACTGACTAGCTTCCTTGGCCTGCTTCTGTATTACCTTAAACATATTCTGATTAAGGTTATGTGCTTCAAAGCTTTCAATGTCAATCATGTTCTGTTGTAGGTAAGTATGAAAGCCTAGTGTGCCTAAGCCTAATGCACGACCATTCTCCGTAAACCGTACAGCGTTCTCTAAACCTTTAATACCACGACCCATCTTAATGAACTCTTCCGCAACACAGTCCAAGAAAATAATGGCATTGTGTACCGCATCAGTATCCGCCCACTCATCGTACTTAGATAAGTTCATGCTGGACAGTACGCAAGTGAACGTATGAAACTCATCACTGTGTAATGTAATCTCAGTACACAAGTTACTAGCCTTAACTGACAGGCCATGCTCCGC